GAGTTCTTAGAAACTTGCGAGCAGGTATATGACGGCTTCTACACCAACGAACCACGCATTGACTGGGAAGGTTTCTTAGACCGCCTTGAACGCTGGGGATACGACATGGGTTCCAGCATGGACAGCCCTGCAATCAAAATCGTTAAGAAGCACATCAGGAAGTACAAGAACGCATGAGCGACTACGCAATCATCAACCTTGCCATTTGGGGAGGCTTCATTGGCTCTTTCACAATCGCCGCATTCGTTGGGGGCTACCGAAACTGGATACGCCAGTTCCGTGACACACCCTCTCAGTACATTCGTAAATCAAGAAGCCACTACTAAGGAAAAGATGATGGGAACACACAACAAACCAGAACACGGAAGTCTTGCGTGGTTACAACTACGCCACAAAGACGAAAACAACCGCACACGATTCGGAGCATCCGAAGCACCAGTTTTGATGGGCGTATCTAGATACCGAACCATCACCGACCTTGCTATTGAGAAATGGTCAACGCCAGAAATCAAAGAGCAGAACGATGCAATGTTGCGCGGCCACATTCTTGAACCTGCCCTGCTGGAATACGCATCGCAAGTTTTGGGTGTGCCGCTTGAAACACCTGACGAGATGTATTCGCACGGTCGCATGATTGCCACGCTTGACGGAATCACATCCGATGGTGAAACCATTGTGGAAGCCAAAACTTCTACGGCATACTCCTGCGATGATGAGATGCCTTTGGAGTTCTATTGGCAAGCGGTTGCGCAACTTGCGTGTTGCCCGACAGCGGCCGAAGTGGTTTTCGTAATACTGGACAAACGCATGAGGCTTGCTACGCCTCAGCATTGGATTGTGTACCGCCACCGTGCAGAGAACGACATTGCTGAACTGCTGGCAACTGCTGACAGCGTCGGTGACTCGCTTGACGAACATCAACTACCTGCTGGAGCGACCATCACAGAAGACAATGTGAAATCCCTGTATCCTTCACCGCATGGAATCAAAGAACTTGGCTCTATTGGGATTACGGTTGTTACTCAATGGCAAGTCGCAAAGGCCGCTCGTGAAGAAGCGGAAGCAAATGAACAAACCGCCCGTGATGCACTTTGTGCGCTTCTTGGTGAAGCCGAAGTTGGCATCGTTGACGGACAACAAATCGTTTCCTACAAAGCCCGTTCTACGGGTTCACGGTGGGATACGAAACGGCTGGAACAGGAACATCCTGAACTAGCCGTGGAATACAAGAAACAAGCAGGCTCAACTCGTGTCCTGCAATCATCATTGGGAGATTAAGAAATGGAAATCATTAAAGCAATGTCGGCTGTTATGGAAGCAGTCGGTGGCGTATCCAAGAAGGAACGCAATCAACATCAAGGGTTCAACTTTCGCGGCATTGACGCTGTCGTGAACGCTGTATCACCAGCCCTACGAGCCAACAATGTGGTCGTAGTACCGCGTGTGTTGGATTCAATTTATGAAACCGTAACGGTTGGCAAGAACCAAACACAACAAGGACACGCACGGGTAACCGTTGAATACACCTTCTACGCTTCGGATGGTTCCAGCGTGTCAGCCACGGTTGCGGCCGAAAGTATGGACAGCGGTGACAAGGCAACAGCGAAAGCGATGAGCGTGGCATTTCGTACTGCGTTGCTTCAGGCTTTGTGCTTGCCTACGGATGAAAGCGACCCTGACGCGGATACTTACGAGCGTTCACCACGCGTAGAGCCAACACGGTCAGAACCAACTGTGCAAACAAAGGAAGTGAAAGCAACCAAGCCAAAGCCAAATGTTCATGAAACCATCAGCAATGTGGCGTTGACAAAAGCCCAACAGACTTGGGTGCAGAAACAAGTCGCGGAAAAGTTTGCTGGTGAATTGCCGCTGATAGTAATTGGGGACATATTGAAGCGCGAAATAAACTCGTTGAACGATGTCACGCTTGATGAGGTTCGTGTTTTGATTCCAGCATTGGCAGGCAAGTAATGGAAGGCGCATACAACGGTACGCAAGGTTCGGTTGATAGGCCGACCAGTAAGACTAGGAAAACAAGCAACCTTGAGTTGGTGTTGGAGTTGATACGCAAAAGCGGAAGGCTTGGTACGACCTACAAGGATGTGGATTCTTGGTTGGGTACTAACCACGGTGCTTCATCTGGTGCGTTAAGCAACCTGCACAAACTTGGGTTGGTGTTTGTAACAAACGAAACGCGCCAACATTGTCAGGTCTATTACCACCACGACCTGCGTGAGATGTTTTCCGATGCGGAACGACATGATGAACCTGTGCGTACAGGCTCTAAACAAAAGCAAATGATTTCTGCCGTTTTGGATGCGGCTGAAAGAGTTGTGGCTTCAGGTGGTACGCCGCTTGATGTTGCACTTCTAGAAAACATCCTCAATCAATATAAGGAACAAATAAAATGAACAACATGGTTGCGTGTGGTAACTCCACAGAAATTGAACTGCGTTACACACAGGGCGGTAAGGCTGTTGTGTCTTTCAGCATTGCTATGAAAAGCAAGAAGGGCGAAGAAGTAATCACGACTTGGCAGAAGGTTGAGGCGTGGGATTCTCTTGCGGAGAACCTTGCGGCCACTATTCAAAAGGGTGACCGCGTTTTGGTTACGGGTCGTATCAAGACTGATGAGTACACAACTAAGGAAGGCGACAAGCGCACATCGGTTGTGTTGGTTGCTGACGAGGCTGGTGTGTCGCTTAGGTGGAGTCGTGACCGCGACTAGGGAACATGGAACGAATAGTCGTTTCCAGTCTGGTTGTCGGTGTTCCGATTGCATATACGCGAATAAGTTTGTGTTGTTGCAGTTGGAATACCACGAACCGCACATTGATGAGACAAGACAGTTTTGTTCGGTGCGGCCTTCTAAGAGCAGACCGTTTCCTGCACGGGATTTGGTGTTGGCTATTGGTCAACCGAACGCGGTTGTTCTTGCCGACATGATTGGTGTGACGCGGTACACGGTGGCGGCTTGGCTTCGGCGTGGTGTTTGTTTCACTCCGTACGAGGCTGACCGCTACGCCATTCGTGGCGGTACGCACCCTGCGTTGGTGTGGGGAGAGCGTTGGTACAGTTCAACATGATGAAAGTCTTGAGTTTGTTTAGCGGTGTTGGCGGCTTTGATATGGGACTTGAATCCGCTGGTATGACCACGGTGTTTCAATGTGAGATTGATAAACACGCTCGTTCGGTTCTTGATTATCATTGGCCGCAAGTACCTAAGTGGGGTGATGTGTCAACGCTTACTGGCGCACACATTCTTGAAATGACTGGCGGTGTGGATGTAGTGGCGTGGGGTTCCCCTTGTCAAGATTTATCTGTTGCTGGTAAACGAAATGGATTAAGCGGTGAACAGTCTGGTTTGTTTCATCAAGGTATAAGAATTATTAAAGAGTTAAGAGAGTTATCTAATGGGAAATATCCAACTTGGTCTATTTGGGAAAATGTCACAGGAGCATTGTCTTCCAACAGAGGTGCTGACTTTGGGGAAGTCCTCAACACGCTGGCAGAATCAGGGTCGGTGGGAATTGAATGGCGAGTGCTGGACTCGCAGTTCTTCGGAGTCCCCCAACGGCGTAGACGAGTGTTTGTCGTCTCTTGCTTCAATCTTGGAGTATGGGGGAACGCACCTGAAGCGTTATTATCTTTCGGAGAAAGTCTGCAAAGCGATGTTGACGAGGGCCGAATTAAAAGGAATACTCGTGCCGCCAATGTTGCACGAACTTCTAACTCTGAGAGCGAACAGTTGACTTTGTTTGAAGCAAACCGAAGAGATGGCATCAGAATTCATGGTGATGTTTCATACACGCTTCAATCGTTTATGGGTACGGGTGGCAACAACACTCCGATGGTTGCTGTATATCCTTTGCAGGGCACCTTGTTTGGGCGGTCTATAAACAATGGGCCGCAAGGTAAAGGTTGGGGTGACAGCGATGGTGTGATGTTTACTATTGACACGATAAGTAAACATGGCATTGCTGACATACAGGAAAGTGTTTTACGGCGGATAACTCCGTTGGAATGTGAACGGCTGATGGGGTGGCCTGATGACCACACTAAGTTTTCAGATGGTGGAAAGGTTCAGTCAGATTCTCACAGGTATAAACAATGCGGCAATGGTGTTGTTTCACCTGTTGCTAAGTGGATTGGTGAACAACTTGTTAAGGTGCCTACATGAGTTGGGTTGAATATGCTTCTTGTCGTGGCATGAATGTGAATGTGTTTTATCCGAAACATAATGAGTATGCAGAACCGCGCCGTGTTTGTAAAGATTGTGTTGTTCAGCGTCAGTGTTTAGATTCAACTTTGTATCGCGACAACGATAACTATGGAATGTTTGGTGGGTTGACACCTATGGAGCGTCACACTTTAAGAGAAAGCCAAATGCAATGGAAGCCAATCTAAAGCCAAAAGCAGAATGTGAATGTGGTTGTGGTTTGTTTGGCACTTTGCTGAAACGACCTGAAGGTCATGTTCGTGGTTGTAAATGCAAACGCTGTATGGGTAAACGAAACCGTGCAAAGGGCGACAGCAAGGCGCGTGTGGCTCGTAAGAAGTTAGGTATTGCTGGTGCTAACACACGGCATGAAGAACTGTGGGGCGGTAAGTGTCGTGTTGAAATGAAGGCAGGTAAGCAGATACAGCCCATCGCTACTCGTTTTGAAGATGCAAGGGCGCAGTCCGAAGCCGCTAGACCTTACGGTGATTGGCGGCCGTTCATGATGGTTGCTATGCCTGATGGTACGCAGGATGGAATTGTTCTGATGTTGTTGTCAGATTTTGTGACTACTTACGGAGACTTAGGCGTAGAGTCCTAAACATAAATAACCCCCCACACCAAAATGGTATAGGGGGTCATAAGCCCAACTGTTAAGGAGTTGAACATGAATAATCCTACAAACCCCACGGCACCGAACAAAGGTTTATGGGCAAAATTGGCTGTGAACTATTACGACAACCCGAAGTTTGATTCGGTGTCGCCACTTGCCGAGTTGCTGTATGTGCGTTCTATTTCTTTTGCTAAGACTGAGAACACGGGTGTGTTGTCGTTGAAGGCTGGTGCGCGACTTGCTTTTGATTTGGGTGACCATGCGTTGTTGATTCAGGAGTTGCTGGATGCTGGTTTGTGGAGTGCCGTTGCTGATGGTGTGATTATTACCAACTGGCATGAATGGCAAGAGGATTCTGGCAGGGTTGAAGCGAAGCGTGAACAAGGCCGCATGAATGCACATAGGCGTTATCACGTTTTGAAGCCTGACGCTTCTTGTAACTACTGCAAAGTTGATGGGTCACCCAATGGGTTACTTAATGGGTCACCCAATGGGTCACCCAGTGGGTCTGATGCTACTGACCCAATGGAAGAGAAGAGTAAGAGAAGAGAAGAGAAGAGTAGAGATATAACTCTTGCTCACGCGCCTGACGGCTTTGATGAGTTTTGGTTGGCATACCCTCGCAAGGTTGGGATTGGGGATGCTCGTAAGGCGTGGAAGTCAACTGCGAGTGTGCGACCTGATGTTTCGGTGGTGGTTGCGGCCGTTGAAGCGGCGAAGGCTGGCTGGCTAGACCCTAAGTTTATTCCGTACCCTGCTTCTTGGCTTCGGGCGCATCGGTGGGCTGATAACGCTGGTGGGGCTGTGGAGCCTGTCAGTCGCGCTGTGTGGCCTTGTAGGGGCTGTATTGGTACTGGCAGGCAAGATTACGGGGCTGACACGGGAAAGGAGCCGTGTCGGGATTGTGGCGGTTCAGGCAAGGCTGAAAAGTAATGCTTGCTGTTAGCCCGAAAAGGTGTAAAGTGGTGCTTATGGAAACACACACCAAATCAATAGAAATGCCCACCTACGACCTAGTCGCCCGATACGCGTTAGACCTAACGCAGGAGGAACGCGATGCAAAAATGGAACAACACAAATTACACATTGGATTCCTTGAGGAAGCCAACCGCATAATTCAAAACGCAAAACGCAAAGAAGCCGAAGCACTCAGGTTTTGGAATCGCTTAGAACAAGCATTCAAAGAAATACGCCAACTCAAAGTTTCAGTTCGCAAGTTTGCACCACGAGGAACACAGAGCAAAGAAGGTGCGGCGATTCTTTACGGCACTTGTCGCGACTACAACACAATTCTTAGTAGCGAAAGCAAATGGTACCTTTCGCACGATGGCCTCACTGAAATGAATGTCTCCTGCGTAGTTGGCGCACCAAACGCCAAAGGCATCGCAATGATGGAAATATTCAAGAAGCACAACATTGAATTTGAGTGGGATGGCTCACTTGGTCAATGCGTATCAATCACAATCCCTGCTGGAGAATAAAATGACACCGCTAGAACAAGTCAGCAAAGCCATCGCTGAACACGGCAGACCCACATGGGTTGCATACATACCAAGCCACATTGTGAAACAAGTCCCCTACGCCGACCTGCTGGTACTGCTAGACAACGCAGAACAAACACGCCGACAAGACAAACACAAACTCACAATGGC